ATTCAATTATACATATGTAATATAAAAAAAAGCTTGGCGGAAGCCAAGCAATTTTATATAATTTATGTATTTTTCTTTTTAGAAATTTAAAATACAGTAATCAGGTTGAACTGTTAATTGTAGTTCTACTGCTGCACTTTCATTATCCCAATTGTAATCTCCAAAATTAGCTTCGGTAATCATAGCTCCTTTGATAATCCATTCAGATACGATATCTCCTACAGGTCCTAATACGTTCATAGTTAAATCTTTTTTATAGAAATCACTATAACCGTCTCTACCCGTTACTGACTCATGATGTAATCTAACCCATTCCATGCATGCTTGTGCACCACTTGGAGTAATTGGATCAAATAACGTCATTTGAATCGTGTTCCAAAGTGTTTTACCTTTTACGTATCTTGCAACGTTAATATGGTTCAACTGAACTGTACCTTGAGTTAATGAAACAGCTCCCATACCTTTAATTTGGTATGAAGGGATTCCATCTACATACAATATAAACCTGTTTTGTTGTTTCGGTTCAAATGCTGTATAAAATATTTCGTTTGGGTCTAATACTGCCATTGTTTATATATTTTTATTATAAATATTCTAAATTATTGTTTTTATTCAGGAAATGTTGCTCCAGTTGGTAAAACGTTGAAATCTAGAATAATGAATTCAGCTGTTTTAGTTGGTTGTAAGAAAATCTGGCCTACTAGCTCATTTCTATCAATTACATCTGGTGTGTTATTTGTAGCATCCATTACTACTTTAAAAGCATATAATCCTTGTCTTTGTTGTACTGATTCTAAGTATGGGTTTACATTTGCTAAGAAGTTGTTTCTTGTTGCATTTGTATTTTGTTCAAATACTAAGTTATCTGATACTTGTGTGATATATCCTTTAAGTGCAATTAATAATCTACGTACATTTACTCTATCTAAAGCACTTGCTCTTTTCTGTAAAGTTTTCTGTCCAAATACTACAACTCCACTTCCTGGGAATGTTGCAATTGGGTTTACATTTGCTTCATATAATGTATCTCTGTTTCCAGATGTTAATTTTCTTTCTGCTCTTACTACACTTCCTAAAGCTCCTCTAAGTAAACCTGCTGGTGCAAACCATGGGTCTGATGAAGCATCTGTAAATGCATAAACTGCAGGAATATATGTTGAGGCTGGTGCCCAAACTGTTTGTCCTGTTGCTGCATCTACCGTTTGTAACCATGGCCAATAAGTAGCGGCATATGAGCTATCATAAGCTGTTGCTTGCGTTGTAACTGTGTTGATTGACGCATTATATGCTACGATATCAATCACTGCTAAACAATCAGTTCTACCTTGTGCTAATGTTACTAAACCTGTTGTTTGTGATGAATGTTGTTGTGCATTTAATCCAGGAGCTGTTATTACGTTAAACTGATAATCATCAGAATTACTTAATAAGTTAATTGATTGTGTATAATCATTTGGTGCAATACCTTGTATATTGGTTGCAGTAATGCTTTCGTTAAATTTAGCATCACCATTTTCAAAGTTTTTACCTGTAGCACCTCCAAAGGATCCAGATTGTATTTTTGGTAAACTACCAGTAAATTCGCTTTTTGCTGTTCCATTATTATCAAAATAAGAAGGAGTTGCTAAACCTACTGATGAAACGTAAACGTAAGCACTTCTTCGTGGGAAGTTACCATTTGTTTTAACAAAGAAATCTGTACCATCTTGAGCTACAGTTTCGAATGTGTCACCTATTACTTTTGAAATATAATTAGTTGCCTGTGGGTCTAAAGATACATTGTTATATGTCTCTAATATAGATTTTTGTGTTGCAGTATCATTTCCTCTTCTTACTAATAGTGAAAATTGTCCTGAAGATGTATTTACAGAAGCTATTTCCCATCTAAGATTATTTGCTGAACCACTAATTAATGTACCATTTGCTGAATCTAATGTTTGAGCATTATTCATCATTACACCTTCAGATATTGTTTTAAGCTCAAAAGATGATGTAACTGCTAAATCGTTTGCATTTAATTTATATTTTAAATCTACTCCATTTCCAGTAACAATTACTTGTGCACCTAAAGATTCTGATGTAAAAACAATTGTATCTCCAGAAGCATAACCTACTCCTGGTGTTGTAATTGTTATATCTGATACTACTGAAGGTCCTGTGAAGTTAGCTGTTTGAGGTGCTATAGTTATATTAGCTATTGCCCCTGTACCTGTACCTGTGGTACTAAAAACTGCAACGCCTACAACTGCACCACCAGTACTACCAGTAATATTTACAGTAGCCGCATTTTCAATTGAAGATTTTAGTTGATCTTCACCACCTAATAAAGCACCTGAGGTTCTAGTACTACCTATTGAACCTGACGCTTCAGAAAAAGAACCAGTAACAACACGTGTTACTAATAATGATTGTCCTCCTTGAGCAAAATAATTTCTTGCTGATATAGAGTTTAAATAAGTGTATTGTTGTGATCCACTTTCTATTGATCCCCCAAATATGGCTTCATATTGAGAGAAAGTAGAAACTCCTGTTGGAATACCAACAGGCCCCATTATTGCTGGTCCTATAACAGCTGCACCAAAGGTAACAGGTCTAGCCCCAATAAATGATGAATCGTTTTCTCTTGTTAATACACCTGGAGATATTAATGTTGTCTCTGCCATTGTCTATATTTTTATTTATTTTTATTTTATTATAAATATTGAAAATTATTTCAAAAATTTATTTCTTTGGAGTAAATTCTCCGTCTTCTAAATTTATATTACCTTCACCATACTTATCTTGTAATTCCTTACCAGTTTTTGTTTGATTTTCTTGAAGGACTTTAAAATTGTCTAATGTTTCTTCTTTTTGAGTTTCTAATGCATCAAGTTGTAATTCTATACCTCCTAATGTAGCAATAATCTCGTTGGTTTTGTGTTGATATTCTTTTAATACTTGTAACTCTTTTTTTGATAACTTTTTATTTTCCATAATTGATTTTGTTTAATGATAAATATGTAAAGAATATTTAAAAGTCGATATCCTCGATGTTATTTGTTGTTTCTGTTGTTATAGTAACTTTTGCTTTTGAATTATATATTTTAGTTGCGTTTAGTTCCTTTTGAATAGTATCAGGTAATATATAACCTCGTAGTCTTATATTAAATGTACCAGTAACTAATCTATCTTTACCTTGAGTTAATTCCGTAGCAGTATTAAAACTATCTATAAAAGCTCTAAACTGAAACCTTTCAGGATCACCCCAATATGCATCTGATGCATATTCACATGCTTCTATTATCTTATTTAGTTGCTCCATGTAATACGTTTGGATTATAACACTGTATTCCATTGTTACATAATCAGGCTGTGCTACTATATGAAACTTTTCAACTGGTTTTCTATTATTTAATGCAGCAAAATTACCGTAAAAGTTTTTAGGACTAAATTGTTTTGACCATTGCCCATATAAGTTAGGCATGTTAGCATCTAGTTTATTTGCAACGGTTCTATCCTTGGTTAAAGAATCTCTTTTTATTACCATAATAGGAAGCATAATTGCTCCACTTTTATCTCTATAGTAACCATCACGTTGAAAAGATTTCCATCTTTCAGGAGCACCATATATTACAGGTACCTCTCTTCGTTCGCCATTTTGGTAAACAAAAGGTCTAATTACGTTTTGAAAATAATAAAACACCGCCTCATCAATATCTTTGATACCAACTGAATACTGTTTAGTAGTATCATCCTTAAAACTCATTTGGTTTGATCTATTAAAATCAATACCTGTTTCAGTATAATTAGGGTTAGGGGGAGTTATAGAATCATTAGGATTCCCTACTTCTCCTCTACCTTCTATCCCTTTAAAAGGGGTTAGTTTAGTGTCACTTATAGTTAATTGACTTTTTGGTATGGGTTTTCTAGGTTTTGCCATTACATTCTTTCTATGTGAGGTGAAATTGCTACTTTATCTGCTGGTATATAATATGTTGATACTAGTATTGAAACATTATTACCAAATTGATTTAAGTTAGGATTTAGTGGGTTTGGTGTACCATCTGAATCATTATTAGGGTAATCAGGGTTTTTACCTCCCCAATATTGGTTGGCAATTGTACTTTGTACTCCATAGTATCCTTCTTGATATAAGATAATATCTCCTACTCGGGGTACCACGTCTTTATCTACTAAATCATCTCTAAAAAAGTAAAAATTAATACCTTGTTCAAATAATATTCCTTCTCCTGCTTCAGGATATTGTTGATCTCCTCTATCTATTAAAACGTTAAATAAGAAAGGACCATCATAATACTTTTCTTCGGCTGCTTCACCGTAGATGTTTACCTTAGTTTCTTCTAATTTAAATTGATATATAGCACATTGTTGAGTAATAATATTCCCCATCAATTCCCTGTTAAACTTTCGCATAAGAGAAACATCCCTTTGTCTAGTGTACATTGCCATATTACGCTATATAAATTGTATATGGGACCTTCTGTAGTTCCATCATTTTTGATTCTCCTTCTTGTGCTCTTCTTTCTAATGAAGCCATCCTTGATGTTTCATCTAAATAAGTTCTTAATCTTTCTATTAATGTTGTTTTTTCTGCTGTAGCAGCTGCTATTAAATCTGATTGGTTTAAGACAACATCAGCATTTGGGATTGGTATACTACCATATTTACCTCTTACGTATCCTAACATTTCTTTAGATAATGCTAAGGTATATTCAAATATCCATTGTCGTCCTACACTATTAATTGAATTATAATCAGGATTAGCATAAGGGGCATTTGAAACGTTTGTAACATTACCTGGTGTTTGCATTACGGCGCTTGAAATTCTTTCATCCCTTAAAATATATTCAAACCATATTTTACATTGATTATTATCACCAAATGCAAAATTAGGAATTGGAAATACTCTTAAGTTGTCATTTCTTATTTCAAATGAGTATTGATTTCTTCGAATAGTTTCACTCATTTCGATTTGCTGTATAACAGCGATGTCGTAATTTAATGGAGCCATTAAATATCCTCCTTCAGCACCAAATCCACCTAAACCCATTACTCCTGCTGCCATTACACCTCCAAAACCAAAACCATTATTTGCTCCTAAAAATCTAGCACCTGCTGGGTATGGGTTTTGATAAAATACTCTTTTTACTTCTAAACCATGTATATATTTAGATCCTGTAAGATCACTTGCGGTCATAAAAGTTGAAAAATTATAATCTTGCACACTAGATGTTAAATTAAATGAGCCTGAATAGTAAGTTACATTTCCTCCACTACCTGCTTCTTCACCATATTGTTCTGATAGTCTAACTATGGGTTCAAAACTCGGTGTTATAAGCGCGGTATTTAAGTTTGATGATGTGGGTAACCCATCAAGAGATAATTGATTATCTCGTATTTTATATGCGTAAACCTCGTTACCATATGTGGTTACAGCCTCCTCAAAGGCAGTAAAAAACGATCCTGATTGGAGTTCGATATCTACTAAAGGGTAACCTAATCTTCTTGCACAAAAGTTAGCTACCTTAGGAGCATCAGAGGCAAATTCAGTATCTCCATCATAAAAACCAAAGGGAGTGTCTCCTGAACCTGAGGTAAATATTGATGTTCCTGTCCAAATTGGTATATTCATATTTTATTTTTAAGATATTGGTATATGTTGTATGATTATAAATATGATAAAAATACGTTAATCTCTAAAGGTTTGATAAACTTTAAGTATTGGTGATACTATTTCATGTCTATGGTTTTGTAATAAGGTAGAAACACTAAAACCTCCTACACTTTCTTCTATCCTAGATAGGAAAGAAAAGCCTGTTTCCCTTTTGTCTTTTAAATCAATTTGAGCCATATCACCACATATTACCATTTTAGAGCCTTTACCTAATCTTCCAATTACTGTCTCCATTTGGTTATGTGTAACATTTTGTGCCTCGTCTACGATAACAAAAGCTTTTAGAAATGTTCTACCTCTCATAAATGCAAAGGGTACTATTTCTATATTTCCATTATCTAATTCTTTTGCTATTTTGTCTTTACTATATAACATATGTAAGTTATGATATATAGGTGCTAACCAAGGATCCATTTTCTCTCGAATATCACCAGGTAAAAAACCGATATCTTCTTTTGATACAGTTGGTCTTGTAATTATAATTCTTTCTACTTGTTTAGTAAATAACATATCAAGTGCTACTTGTGTCGCTACTAAAGTTTTACCTGACCCAGCCATTCCTCTAAGCACCGTTATTGGTGATTGAATAATTTTTGCTTTAGCTATCTTTTGTTCATCGTTAAGCTGTACATTAAATTTAATGGGTTTTTTGGGTCTTCTTTTTTGAACGAATACATCGTCAGTGTGGTGTTTTGAAGCCATATAATAACTTTTTGTTTATTATACATATGAAAAAAGGATAAAAAAACCCGGCCTAAGCCGGGTCTAATTATTAATATAGTTTTAATTCTCTAAATTATAGAGTATTTAAACCATTTACTTGAATAGTACCATAAAATTCTGGTCTAACCATTTTCTTCGCATAACGAGTCAATAAACCTTTACGTGGTGTGAAAGTTTCTGGATCGTAAATTAACGGAGTCATGATTAATGGAATATATGGAGCGAATACAGCACCCGTTTCCAAGAACTGAGCACCTCTAAATCCTAATAGGATTGTGTTTTCAGTCATGTAAGGGTTTTTGTAAACCTTGTAACGTCCATTTAATTGACCTACTTTTTGTACACCAAATGCGTAAGTTGCTTTTGCAGCATCACCATCAGTATCAGCAGCAAATCCTGGAATTGATTCCATGATTGTTCCAATAGCTGGAGAACATACTAGGAAGTTTGCACCACCTCTTAATGTTTTCTGGTGTATGATATTACTTAACTTTTGGATTTTAGTTCCTAATGTTTGGAACCATTGTCCTTGAGAATTGTAAAATCCTAAATCTGGTTGAATACCACCTGCTTCAGTAATTGATCTGTTGTTAACTGCAGACCATATTTCATTTCCTGCTGCTGCGTTATCTAACAACATTGATAAAATCTCTAAGTCAATTTCTAATGAAATGTACTCACTTAAGATTGAAGTTAATTCAGCTTCAGCATCTAATGCATGGTATGCATTTAAATCCTGTGCGAATTCTGGCGTCCATACTGCTTTCAATTTTCTAGTTTTAGCAACGATTGCAGATGATTTCATCTGTACGTTGATTTCTGGAATTTTAATTGATGGAGAGTTCAAACTATTTGGCTCTGGGTTAGCATCTTCAAAGTCACCTCTGTATTGATCAGTTGGTTGTAATTGGTATACAACTGATACGTTGTCACCTGCTGCGAATGCAACTGGTCCTGCACCTACTAAATCAACTTTAGGTACTACGAAAGTAATATTTGCTCCTCCGTCGTATTTAGTGAATGCTGATAATTGTAATCCAGCTGAAGCTGAAATAGCATCATATCCTTGTGATCCTGAGAATAATTGGAATGCAGCAACACCTTCTTTATCTACGAAATCTAAAGATTGAGTTGGTACTAATACTTTCCAATAAGTTGCATCTACTGAAGATTGAGAATAATTAGAATCATAGTTAAAATCCGCCCATACAGCAGCTGCTAAAGGAGCTGATGCGTCTGCAGCGATTGAAGCTGAGTTGTTAATAGAGTAACCGAAACGACCTGCTCCGTATAAACCACCTGCAGAATCATTTCCAAAAGGAGATGTATTTGCTGTTGTGTTTCCATATAATGAATCCCCTTTTGAGAATGGTGTTTTATCACTTCCGTATTGGAAATCTAGGAAAAATACTAGACCTGAAGGTAAGTTCATTGGTTGTACACTAACGAATTCTTTCGCTGCGATTTGACCAAATACTTTTCTTACCAATGGTAAAGCAACTCCTGCCCACTGACCACCTGTGTTAACAGCTGTTTGTGATTGGAATGTACCTGAAGATGCAGCACCACCACCTGTTTGAGATGATTCTACAACTAATTGCTTAGCTTGATTTTCCAATATGAGACCCATATTGTTTTTGTTTTGTCCTTCTAGACCTTCTAAAAGACCTGTTTTTCCCCATTTTCCAGATAATCTGGCCGCATCAGACTGCATAGACTGATATGGGTTTGCGCTTTCTAATAATGAATTTAAGCTCATGTTTTTTGTTTTTAAAATTTAATACTTGTTTTTAGATTAATCCCGCTAGCTTACGCATACGGTCATATACCTCATTTGATTCAAGAATTGGTTGTTTTTTAGCTCTTGGTTCTAAACCACTAGCTTTTGAAGCAGCACCTCTTTTTACTGATTCATTAACTCTAGAATTTGTAATTGTGTTTACAATTCCTTCATTTAATGTTTCATAAATAGCTTTTGCTTGTTTAACATCCGTTGCTTTGTCAAATGCTTTTAATACTTTAACTTTTTTATTTTCAGTTAAGTTTTTTGCTTTAAAGATTTTGTTGGTATAAAGTAATTTAGCGTTTAAAAGATTAACTTCTTGAAGTTCTTGTTTAAGTTCTCCTATTTCATTAAAATCTTCTTCTACACCTTCATTATATCTACCTGCAGCAGCTTTACCTTGTGATCTTAGGAATTCAGCAAATGCTTTTCCTTTTTCACCTAATTTACCTGCTTCTAAAGCATCCATTGCTTTATCTAATGCTACGGCACCACCAAAAATAGAAGCAACTCCTGCTGCTACTGCTAATGATTCATCTACCTCAACATCTACTCCTTCTTTAAAACGATCTGCTTCGTCATCGTCTTTAAAACGATCTGCTTCAGTTTCTTTTTCAGGTGCGCTGTCATCTTTGTCTCCGTGTCTCATGTCAGAGTTTGACATTTTTTCTTCGTCAAGTTCAATAGCTACATCTAAATCCATATCGTCTTCAACTTCTACGTCTTCAACTTCTACGTCTTCTTCTGCAAATTCGTCGCCCGGCTCGATTTCTCCAGCTGCAACCATGTCTTTAATGACATCTTCAATGAATCCTTTTAGGTCGTCTTCTGAAAGGTCTTCTAGATCAACTTCTTCGTCGTCCATATCTTCTTTCTCGTCTTCCATACCGTCTTCGTAGCCTTCTTGCTCCTCATCCGATTTTTCGTCTTCATCCATTTCAATTTCAGCTAATAATTCGTCAAGGTTAACTTCGTCAACACTTTCGTACGTTTTTTTAACTGCTTCTTTTTTAACTGCTTTTTTAGCAACTTTTTCATCCTTATCGTCTTCATCGTCCATCTCCTGTAATTTAGCAGATAGTTGATCTTGTAGATAAGGGGTGAAAGCTTCCTCTAGAGCAAGTTTCGCATTCGCGATGGCAGTTTCTTTAACTGATTTAGCATCGGCGATTGCTTCTTTTAACAAATCTCTGTTGTTTGTCATAATAATCCCAAAATTTAGTTTGTGAAATACGGTTATTAAGAACCGTAATAGAAATAATAATTGTCGACATCATATAAGAATAATCATGATGTATTACAGTCATACGTATGTAACCTCTTATTAAAAACAAAAAAGACGCTCAAATGAGCGTCTAATGTTTAATCCATCGGTAGCGTCCGAAAAAATTATTTTTAAGTTATTGGACATGACCCTTTTGAACAAAGGATTTCATGTATAATACTGTTTACTTTTGTGTAGTTATACTTTGATGCCTCCATACCTTCTTTAATCATATGCATGTAAGAACCAGGGTTTGAAGGAGTTGAAACAAAATCCCAACATAGTAATTCAAAATCATCTTGAACCTCCATTACGCCTTCTCTATTTTCCTCTAATGAACCCATACCACGAGACGATACACCTACTGTTACACCATTACCTACTAGTGCCTTTAATATATTACCTGCTGGGGTTGGTAAAACTTCTATTTTACCTACAATGTCATTTCCTTCCCATCTGTACCCACTAATAATATGTGATACATTTTGTAGATTAATTATTTGAGATTCTGGGTGGTCTAGTTCCCCCATTGAACGTCTTTGTTCAATTAGTTCATTATACTTGTCCATTTCCCTTTTCCATAATTCCTTAGAATAATACCTACCGTTACCGTTTTTAACTTCACAAGTAGCTAATATCCCCTCAACAACCATATTCCCATTTTCCGCATTAACACTTTCAGTTAATATAGTTGGGGTATAGTTAATTGTATGAGTTTCTATTAATAGCTTTCTCATGTTTATTTGTTTAAACCATACGCCGATGTTGACTGTCCTACTTTTTTAGGATCACGTTCGCCTGCTGGGCCTTGTGTTGGGTTGTTTTGTCTGTTCCAAGATACAGCATCCATTTCATCAATATCCTCTACTTCATCTACCATTTTTGATGGTGAGTAACTTTTACCGCAAGATTTTTCGTAGATTCTTTCCATTTGAGATTTTTTCTTCTCTAACGCCTTAATGTCCTTAGCCATTTCTTTTAATTTAGTCTTATCCATTAATTCCAACATATTTTCGTCTTCATTAATTCCTGATAATCTATCTTGTTTTTCACTAATGTGGTTAGTTAAAAATTCTAATTGAGCTTCCATTTTTACAGTTTCTGCTTGAAGTCCAATTTCTGCTAATTTAGCATCTATTGAATCTTTTTTAGGTTTTTTAGATTTTTTATCTTTACCCGCTTTTTTCATAGATTCTTCCTTATCACCATCCTTATCAATATCCATAAAATCTGGTTTAGGAGCTTCATCCATTGGTCCTGCTTTTTCATCATTTGATTCAGCATATAATGAAGCATGGTATTGAGAACCTGCTTGGTCTGCTTGAAAGCCATCTTCAGCCATTATTCTTCTAATTTCTCTACCTGATTGTGCAGCTAGTGAATTTGGGTTTCCTGATGTTACTACACCACCTAATCCTTCTTTGATTAATTTTTTAAATAAACTTTCTTTAATTGGTTTCATTTTTGTATCTGATTTTTTTAATTTATCACTGTATCCACTACCTCCGTAGGTTTTACCTGAATTTTCCTGTACTTCTGTTTCTGTGTATCCTACGCCTACTCCAAATTGACCATTTTTTACATATGTTAATGGGTCCTTAGCTAGGTTTTTAATTACTTTTTCTTGTGCTTTTTCTAATGTTAAAGATGGGTCTTCTTTAAGTTCAAAATACACACCATTCATCATTTCTTGAGCATTAACATTGTTAATGTTATCTTCCTTTGGTGAATAGTCGTAATTACGATCTTGTGTATTTGTTACTGTTTTTGATGTTTCTTTAGCATCTGCTTTAATTTTATCATCTTCCTTTTCAGTATTGATTTTTTTATCAATATCCTTATTAATGATTGGTTTTAAAGATTTAGCTTTTTCTTCATTAACAAAATCTTCATATTTCCTTTCCCAATCTTGTTTGTTTGGGTTAAAATCTTCAGATGTTAGTTGTACTAGTGGTTTTAAAGTAACAATACCACCTAAACCTTCGTTGATTTTATTTTTGCTTTTTAAGATGCTTGTAGCATCATTATAAGAAGTAAGATTTGATAATAAATTAGGATATGTTTTTTTAGCCTCCTTTAAAAATAAATCCTTACGGCCCTTGCCTTCTTGAATTGAATTGTATTGTTCTTGTAATGTTTTCATATTATTATTTTTCTAGTAATGTTTCAATATCCTTAATAAAGTCCTTAATTAAATCTGTACCCGTTACTACTGAGTAACTATTGGGGTTTTCCCTATAATATTTTATAGTTTCTATTTTTGCTTGTCTTAATGGTTTTATTAAAGACTGTAATTTTTCTTCTATTTCCCTAAAGGCATTAACTCTTTCTTCTTGGAAATTTCGTTTAGCCGTATCCTCATCTTCTTTTATCAACTTATAATTATACATATTAAAACAATTTTTTTACTTCAAGTCCTGATCCTTTTTGTACATAAGTACCATTTTTATTTTTAGGAACTAACTGGTATTTAAATTGTTTTACATACGCATTATCTTTTACTCCGTCTTCTGTTGCTTTTGGACCCGGTCCTAAGTCTTCACCTGGTTGCTGTCCTTGATTATGTACATTAACCGACTTTTTAGCACCTTCTTTTATGTCTTTTTTTTTCTTTTTTGGTAATCTAAAAGCATAAGGTGTTAGATAAGCACCTGCCCCACCTGACATAGACATTTCGTCTACACCTTTAGCTTTTGTTAAAAAGTTTATAGCTTGTTTTATATTGCTATTATTAAAAATACCGTCTTGTTCTTTATCTTTTATCTGATCAATAACATCTAATAAATAATCGGCAACCCCTGAAGCATTTGTAATTGCGTTGTTAGCTTTCGCTACATTTGCTTTTGCAATAGGAGCTACAACATCAGCTTCATCCATATTACCAACTCCTGATACTGGGCCTCTTTTTCTGTAATAATCTTGTTGATTTTTTGCTTCTATGTTCCTTGCATCTTCAATTGCTTTAATAGCGTCTCTTAAAATATTAGAGGATAATAATGATGCTTTTCCACTAGCATAATCTTTACCCATAGGGACTAGTCGTGAATCCTTATCAACAAATAAACCATAGGTATCTGCTAAATCTTGTATTGGTCCTGAATTGTATCCTTGAACAGCTGTTATGTTATTACCACTAATTGAAATGTAATCTTTTGAAGGTCTTCTTACACCTGGTTTATCTAAGGGGTGTATAAAAATTTTACCACCATCTCTTCGATCAACGTACATTGTATCTTCTAATCTTACGATTTCGTCTTCAAATGTTTCTTCTTTAACTACAGATTCATTCATACCATTAAATTTGGCCTTTACTATCTTTTTAAATTCAGCTTCTGCTACTTCTCCAAAGTTACCATCAACTATTCTAAGCATTTTACGATATGATCTCATAAAATCCTCAGCATAAATTTTAGCTTTTAATATTTGAGTTTCATTATCATAAACTACTCCTTCTTCTACTGATTCGTTTGTTGATTTTTTATAGTCTTCAGGATAATTATTTCTAACATGGGTACGAATTGTATTTCTTAATTGTTTTGATTGTTCGTATATATCTAGAAATTTTTTATCATCTTTAGCTTTTTGATACACACCCTTTGCCGTACTAGCTAATTCCATAGAATCTTCAACTAATTTAGTTAAATTAGGAACATAATCTATAGACCAAGATATAGCACCCGTATTAGGGTCTTTACTTGTAACTACAGACTTAACTCCGTTATCTATTTTTACGTCACCTACTTCTATTTCTTTAAGTTTATATTTTAACGCCATTTGCTATTTTAATTTCATTTACTAATTCGTAGTATTGTAACAAATCAACTAGATTATCATTATCTACCTTATCTGTTTTATTTAATTCTACTAAAAACTTAGTAATCTCGTTAATTTTTATTTTAGTAGCTTCATCCTTAATATCTTTAGAAGATTCTTTTAAGGAATTTTTAAGTAAAACTATTTTAGAATTATAAAAAGTTCTTAATCCGGGTGTTGAGTCTACGGAGGTGATAAATTCTTTAAGTACTTGTTTTTGATCTTGACTTAAACCATCATACTTTTCATTAAATTTTTCTAGTAATATTCTATAAGTTAAGGACCTTACATCCTTATCGTAAGTAGTAAATTCGGCTAGTACTTGGTCTTTTTTGGTCTTTTTTATTTCAGTTTTAGTTAAAAATTCTAGTATTGTTATTTTACTAGCAATTAACTGGTTATTGTCAACTACAGTTTTAGAATTAACACCCTCGATTAATGTATACAAGGCTGCAGTTTCTTTGTAGTTTTTAATTTGTGAACCAAAGAAAGTATTTAAGTTATAATGGTTTTTTATTTCATTAATTAAATTGTACTTTTGCTTTCTTAAAGCACCTCTATTAAATATTTTAGAGTTATCTAGTGTAGTATTTAAATATACGGTAGCTCTAGATTCATTTAGTACTTTAGACTTTGTAATTGTTTCATACAACTTATATTCACGACCTAATTCTGTTTTTACAAAGTAAGTCTTTAATAAGTCAATAGCCTTGGATTCTTTACCCGACAGGGTATCCGCAGTTATCTGTCTAACAAGTAATTCAAATAGTATACCTGTATTTTTATACTTTGAGTGTTTAATTTTCATCAAAAATATATTTATTTATAAATATTAAGATTTTAGTCGAGATTCATCAAGTAATGAAGAGTCCGCTTTATCCTGTTCAAATATTAGTTGTTTTTTGTCTAAACCTTTAAATATATCCTTATTTTTTAGGTAAGTTATTTTAGGGTCTTCAAATTCTGATAGTCTTGGTTTAAAATCTCCATCATTTTTATCTGTTCCTTTCATGCTTTTAACTCCTAGAGGGTCTTTACCGAAATTATTGTCTTGTTTTCCTCTATTAGTAACCCCATCTTTAGGTCGACCTAATTCTAAATCATCAGCATACCCATCAGGTACATTAGCAGGATCAGACATTGTTCTGCCTTTACCATATAATGAAGCTAAATCATGAGGAGTTCCATATGATTGACCACTTTCTACTGGATCATTGCCTTCTGCTAAAATTTGATCATTTCTAAATTTGCGTTTAGAGTCTTCGCGAACTAGATCTCTATACTCATCATATTGGTCTTCACTAAAGTGGTATACATTGTGGTAAATCCAATCAGATGGTACTAAACCTTGTTCTAATAATGTACCTGCTAATTCAGATTTTGATTTCATTAATTCAATTCTTTCTTGATCATAAATGATAGAAGGAGTTGTCATTGACAATTCAAAATTTGTTAAGGTTTCATCTCTAAACCCTTGTGTGTATAAATGAACTAGAGCAATCTTCTGGAGCTCAGATAATAATATTCTTTGTATTCTATCAATAGTACGAGCAAATCTAATATCTTGTTGTGCTAATGTAGATTTACCTGCTTCTCCTTCTCCATAACCCATAAAAGATTTTGGTACTTTAAGAGCAGCAAATAATTTTTCTCTTAAATATTCAACATCCGCAATACCATCATACTGTAATCCTGGTGTTGTTTCAATTTTTGTTGCGCTATCATTACCACGAACAGGAATGTAAAAATCTTCTAACATGTTTTGCATGTTATATTTTAAGTTATATTCACCTGTTTTTTCATCCATCATTGGAGTACGTTTCATGTTATTGATAGTTTTCTGCATAAATGCTTCTACTTCATTAGGTGGAATTGCTCCAACGTTTACATAAAATACTCTTTTTTCAGGAGCACGAGCAATTCTATGAATTAACATCGCATCTTCCATTAACGTGTATTGTTTAAATAATTTTCTAGCTGGTTCAATATAAGACCTACCATAAGGTAAATAATTAACATCACCCACCATTCTAAAGTGAGCCATTTCATAATTATCATATATTATACCACTTCTATCATCGTTTGCTCCATTAGCCCCTGCTACATTATAATAACCACTAGAAGAACCTCCAGAAAAACCTTCAGGATTCCATTTAAACCTTACTTCAGAAGGATTTTCAGGATTTTGACCTTCAAGTCTTTCAATATGATATGCTGTGTAAGGTATAACATTGTATACACCAAATTTTTCAGCTATTTCTAATTTTAGGAAAAAATCGCCATATTTACACATTTGTCTAACCCACATCCACAGATTAAATTCTACATTTAATACATCATAAAATAAATTATATAATATTTTTTGTATATCTTCATTAGAGCTTCTAATTTGAAGCACTTCACCCATATCATTTTTAAGTGTAGACTCATCTGCTATAATATCAAGAGAAGAGGCTATAATAGCATCTGTGTCCATTACATCATATTCTGAGTATAGTTGTGTTCTTAAATATTGATAGTTTAAATTAAATTGTGCCCCATATAATGAGGTAGGGGCTGAGGAGTAGACTTTATTAAATCTGTCTACTAGAGCATTTGTTTCATACTCTCCACTAGATTGGATATGACCCGAATCTATGGTTTTAATTTGGTTACCTCCAACATTTCGTATTACTACGTCTGTAGAAAATAATCTCCTTAATCTTGTAAATACACTTTTATCTGCCATCTAATATATAATTATTGTTTATAAATATGGTTATAATAACCAACTAATATCTTCTTTATTACCTTTATCGTCATTCATGCTATATGGGTTTTTTACTTGTTGATTGTAACCGCTACCATAACCACCTTGGTAAGGTGTTCTATTAACTGTCATATTACCTAAGGTTTGTTTTGTTAAGTCTATTCCTCTTTGTTTAAATTTTAATGCCGTATCTCTAACATACATCCCCATCCCAAAAGCCATTACTAAATCATCATTATATCCTGTTTGCGCTTCTGCCCTTCCATTTTTCCAAATAAATACTTTCATTTCTTCTATCAACCTTCTAGATTGAATTGTTACTCCTTTATCACCAATGTATTCTTGAAACTTACCTATTATCATAGGTCTTGTTTTAGATGACATTGTAAAACCAGCTACTTTTTTAGAATTGTCCTCATATTGGTCAAAATACGAACTAGCATTGGCTTCTCCACTCTTTTGTGAATAGTAAAGGTTAGAATAGTTTCTATCTATAGCTACTTGTATTGTAGCCCATCCTATGTTGGCGTTTTCAATTACTAGTAATGCTTCATTATATTCTGTAGCTAATCCTACTAATAAATGTCCAAATTCTTTAGTACCAATTTGACCTTTATATTCTGCTACTTGAACATTAGTTTCAACATCCATTACATGACAAGTAGAAAAATCTTTTCCATCACCTCGAGCAACATCTGCTAAGACCATATAAGATCTAGAATAATCAGCATTTTCCCAAACCCATAAGTTTTGATCTGCACCTCTACGTTCTAGTGGTTCTTTAATAAAGGATTTTTCATAATATTCTAAATGTTCATTATAAAATACTATATCACCTGATGTGCTAAAATCACAATCACATTCTTGTGCTGCTAATCTAGGATCACCTAATAAATTATCCTGTGCATCTCTCCATGACTGATCTCTTTCAGGATGGACATACCATGGAAGTTTAATTGGTAAGAAATCATTTTCTCCCTGTTCCGCCTTAACCCAAGTTTGATGAAACCAATTACCTGTACCATAAGGTGTAGATAATACTATAGCTCCACCACCAGTCGCTAGGGTTTGTTGTGCTGATGCCCATGTTTCAGCAATATTATCAATAAAGGCTGCTTCATCAATTATCAACAATGATACTGCTTCCGAACGTGCGGCATCAGCATTTGAAGATTTTGCTTGTACTTTTGAACCATTAGTAAATCTAAGTGATAATTTATTATTTTCCGCAGAATCTACTTTAAGCCATGAAGGTAAATTTTCCCACATAAATTGTACTTTTGTTACTAAATTTCTTGCGGTTGCCTGTGTAGTTGCTAAGGCCAGTATATTTTTATCTTTATGAAAGGTCATTAACCAAAGAGAGTAACCTGACACTAATGTTGATATACCTAGTTGTCTAGATTTTAGTATAGCACTATAGTCGTTATTTTGAAATAACGTTAATATTTTTTCTTGAAATGGGTACAGGTTAAACTGTATGCGACCACGTTGTGGGTGCTGTATATAACAGTACTTACGCATAAAATGTACTGGGTCCGTAGCACATTTTAAATATTCTTGGCGTATTACTTTTTTTATATCAGCCATTATTATTTTAGTAAAAGAATTACACCAACAATAGCTACAATACCTACACCTCCTGTTAATTTAGTTTTAAGTCTTTGTTTTTTCAATGATAACTTTAATTTTGCATTTAAATCCTCTGCTAATTCAAACTGTTTCTTACTAGTAAACAATATAGAATTAAAATTATTTATTTGAGAATTTAGATTATTAATAACACTATCTTTTATAACAATTTTATTTTCTAACAAAAAAACTTTAGTTGATATAAGGGATAGTTCTTTTTTAAGCCCATCACCTTGTATTAAATCTTTAATTACGAGTTTTACTATTGGTTTTTTTAATTGAATCGAGGTGCTGTCTATAGCGCTCTGTGAAAAACCTAGTAAGCTCGTCATCGTTAAAAGAATCAACAGCATTAATTTTTTCATTTGTTTGCTTTTTTAATATAATAATTTTATTGTTCTGTAAATAAATGGCGTTGTCTAATTTTTGTATTTCTTGATTTAATGTATCAATTTTATATACTAAATTTTCGTTTATATAATGTAACGAATCAACTTTTTGTTCTAATGCCTCTATTTTATTATTATATTTATTAATATATTCTTTTTCATTTGAAGAGTACATATTAATTAAATAATAGACCCCCAAAAATGCTATAGCAAGGTATAAAAGTCTTTCTTTAAACGACATCCTTTTCTAATTTAGCTACTAAAGACTCTAGTTCTTTTTTCTTAGCTGTTTTAGTTTTTAATTTATCCTTAATTTTTTCTTTTTCAATACCGTCTGCTTTACTATACTCACGGGCTATAGACTTCATCTCAGTAGTAATGTCCTTTAAAGCCTTAACCGCAATATCTAATTTTTTATGTTTACCACGAGCAGATTTTGCTGCCTTAACTGCATCTTTTTCTGTGTCGTCATCTTCATTTTCTTTTATATCTTTTGGTTTGTTTCTAAAGCGACCTACAATATCATCATATGCCTTACCTACATCACCTTTATATAATTGGTCAACAATTTTTTTACCTAAATTTTCTAATTGGTTATCATCTAAAGTGTGTTCTTTACCAAATCCTTCTAAGTAAAATTGTCCTATGTCTGTGTAATCAGCCCAATTATCTTCTTTATCTTCTACTACTTTAATTATATCATCATCCTTAGCCTGAGACTTTACTTTAGATAAATTTTGTGGTGAAGTTTCAATTGTAGCCTCTTTTAGAGATGTTAGAATTTCTTCTTTTATAAACTCTTTTAATTTAGATCTTTTCATTATATAATGTTATAGTTAGATTTTATTATAAATATGTTAAAGACTAGTAATATTTAATATTTGTTGAATTCGTTCCTCTGTAGATCCGGATATCTTTTCTATTTGGCCCGCTTTATGACCATGTCTTTTAATAAGAGTAGTAATTGTAAAATCAATTAAATCTCTATAATGTTCATCGGTTTCACGTACGCCATTATCTTCAATTTCTATTCCATGAGGGGATATATAAAATATATAATCGTATTCTCTAATAAATTCGCTAGCATATACTTCAAACGCATCCTTATCTTGGTGGGGTATTGACTTAGCATTTAAGGTAAATGCCATAACATCTAATATTGTTCTATCTGTAATAATATTGTCATGCATTAATTCACCACAACGTTCTGCTAAAAATACAGTTTGTCCTTTTAATGTTGAATCCGTATTTAATGGAATACCTAAAGACATTAAATGTTGACTGCGTTCTGTTGCAAATTCATAACCTTTAAATTGCTTTAATTCTTTTAAAGCATTTACTAGTGTAGTTTTACCTACGCTCATTGTACCGCATAAACCTATTTTCATATTATTTTAATTTCTGTGATTAGCACCCTTTGCTGCTGGTTGTTTATACCAAGGTAAACCTGTTTGTTGTCTAATTGCTTCTTTATGATCCTCTTCAGTATATTGAATACCATAAAGATAATATTCTCTCCTTTTTTCATTACCCTCGGGTATCAAAGCGGGACCTTCCCAATTATGTAATTTACCATCCCAAACGTGGGCAATGGTTCCATCTACTTTTTTTAATTTTTTAGATTTTGGATAAGGTGTTTTTTTATCTGCCATAATTATTATTTATTGTAAATATACAAAATTTATATATGTTATCCTAACTTTTTAATATATGTTCTGCAACATATGTCCCTTGTGCACCACTTACCGTTATACCTCTAGCTGATAGAGCATCACCTACGAAATGTACGTTAGGATACTTAGTGAGTGCTAAATTGGTGTAATCGACAAGTGGCTCAGGTGATAGATATTTTACTTCGGGTACATAAATACCCCAATCGTCGTTTAATGTAGGAAATACTTTTTTCATATCCTCTATAAAATCATATACATACATAAAATATGGTTGCATTGATTTTGCTATTTTGTGTAATGTGTCTACTTGTATAGCAGATACATTTTCACCTTCTGATGTTGTAGATGGTTTACGTGTTGGACTATAATATAATCCTGTACCATCTATTTGTAATTTCTTAACTACATCTCTTGACCATTCAAATGGCTTATCAATTCCTTGAACTTCCATTAAAATACCAAAATTTGTCATATCATTCCTAAACGATTCATCTTTCTTAGCGTGCCCATTGTAACTATGATCGCCATATGTTTCTTCAACAGCAACATAAGCTGCATTATTGTTAGTACAAAATGAACGAAGTGATACTCCCTTATCCTCATACTTACGATATAATTTAAAATCATAGGATACATCAATTAACTTTTGAAAGTGTTTTTGTGGTGCTTCAAAACGCACACCAATTTGTACTGGTTTAGATTCAGTTGGTAGTTCGAATTGTTCCGCTAATGCTTTACCAAAGTCAATACCCGATTTACCTACACCAAAAATAAGTTTATCATATGAAATCGGCCAATTTTTTGGATCTACAAAAGATTCTTCTTCACCAATAAACAATTCATTATTATCAAAATCAATGCTAGTTACTTTAGTTTCCCATATAAATTCTACACCACCCTCTACTAAGAAATCATACCAATTTTTACCAATTTCATGTAAATAGTCTGTACCAACGTGCCATACAGGGAATAGTCTTAAACCAAAATACGGTTTAATAAATTCAGGTTCTGCTATAGGATTTGAACATTGTACTTCTTCTGGTTTAGGGTGGAAACGTTTAAAGTTAGCTATAACTTGATCAAACAACTCCATTGCTTTTTCTTCACCTGTGTATTTTGATAATTGACCCCCAATTGAAGTATGGTAAGTTAATTTACCATCAGACCAACCACCAGCTCCCAAAAACCCTTCCATTACTTCGGAATATTTTCTGTCATATGGATTTTTTCCCATATCAATGATAGTAATTTTACCTTTAAAACCATTGTCAATTAGCTTAGTAGCAGCATTTACATTCGCTACACCTGCTCCAACCATTACTACATTTTTACTCATATTGTATCCTTATTTATGTGTTAATATACGAACTAAGAATGGCGTCTCCAAATGAGACGCCACAGATATCTGTTTATTTTTTAATCGCGACAGGCTATGAATCTGTCTATATGTTTTCAATCTAACAATCACAACAAGGGCAGTCACAAGACTTTCCACAGTTGCATTCTTTACAATTACATTCCATATTATTATATTTCAATGTTAATATCATCTAAAGCATCTCTTGTGCCTTTAAACATTGGTATTTCTTCTTGTTCCATATCTGAAAATCCTTGTGTTTCTCTATTTACTTTATATAGGGCAGTTTTTATCTTTTTTAATGCATCTTGAAACCCCATTCCATTATCTTCATTAGCATATTTTTGAATTGATTTTAATAATTCCATAGGAACTTCTCCTTCATTCATTTTTACATTTTCATTAGAAATTAAACCTTTATATATCTTCATAGCTTCTTCAGCTGATACTTCTTCTTCTCGATAGCTACCTTGATCAAATTCTTCAAAATCTTTACCAGTAAATACTCTTGGATCAGATGCATCTCCTTTTCCTACAAAATATAATTGATCAAAACCAATTTCATTTTCTTCTTCAGTTTCTGAATCTACTAATTGGTACATATAACCAGTTTTTCCGTTATCGTATTCAACGTTAGTAGTAAAAAGAGTATACATTTTTTCTTCGTTTTCGTTTAGATTACCTTCACTAAAATCAATATTTCCACCCTCTTCATCTTCAATTTTCATTACTAAAAAATTTAATTTCTTAGCATCTATATTGTATGGATAAACTTTAAGACGAGCCTTAACAGTCATTAATAATTCTTCATCATCAATAATGTCATACCCACCATCAGATAGTATTTTATTAACGTCTACTTCTTCTTTAATTACTCCTTCAGCAAGAAATTGTCTAAATCTATATAATTCTTTCATTTTATTTTCGTTTAAATTACCTGCAGCTCTATTCATCATAGCATCAGCAAAATCTGAAGCGTATTCTTCATAACTTACTTCTCTGCTTCTTCCGTCTTTTGCTTCATCACTATATCTATCTTGGATAGCATTATGAACGTCTATTGCATTACCTCCTGTTCTATCACTTTTCATAAAATCAATAACATCTGGATATTCGCTTCTTAGGATTTTATTAATTCTCATGTTATGAGTTCTATCTAAATGTACTTTGTCTGGTTGTCCTCTTTCAAATTCCATTCCAGTAGGGGTTTTAGAACCAAATGTTTTATCCATCGCACTATAAGGCATATAACTATAATTTTTATCTTTAAAATATCCAACTATTTCTTCACCTGGTTTGTTTTTAAGATCCCTTGCTAACTCATCGCCTACCATAATACCTGGGACTATTTCTAAGTACATAAATATAGCTTTATCTCTATCACTATATGATTCTATATCTTCAATATCTTTAAAATTCTCTGGTGTAACCATAGAAAGATATTTATTTATAAATCTTGAAGATACATCTTCTTTTACTATATTACCTTCAGTAAGGAATTGTCTAAATCTATTTAATTCTTTCATTTTATTTTATTTTTCTAGTTCTGGGTGGAATTTAATGTAAACTTCATTTGCGTCGTCTTTTATTGACTCACCATCTACTTCAACTTCTGCAGGATAAACTTTTACGTCATCCCCGTACCAATAATTAATTTTATATCCACCTTCATCTGTTAATTCTACAATTAACCCCCTCTTATAATCTTGTTCTTCTGCTTGTAATATTATTTTTTTACCTCTAGGTAAAATTAAAGCTGCTTCAGGTATTTTATTACCTTCTTCTTCTTCTGTAAGAAATTTTCTAAACGTATTTAATTCTTTCATTGGTTTATTTTTATTCTATTATAAATATTACCACTTCTTACAAGACCAGTATCTTGCCATAGTTTTAGGTCCTGGATTAGAACAATTATGTCTTGCTCTAAATGCTTTTCTAGCCTTTGGGTTTGATTGTCTAATTGACATTGTTTTTTGTCCTGCCTTTTTAGCAGATGTTCCACCATGTCCAAAATTTACTTTTTTTACCTTAATTGAACCATCAGCATTTTTCTTACCTGAGTTAACATAAACTTTAAATTTCTTACTGTCGCCTCTTGTTGGTTTGTTTAAATCAACTGTTTTGCCTTTAAATTTAGCTTCGTTTAATGTAAAATCAAAATGACTACTAAGATTTTTTCTAAATATGTCAAAATCATTTCTATCAAATCCTAATATTTGACCGTTATTTAAATTTCTATAAACACCTTT